TACGCGGCGCGGCGCCGGCCGAGACGTACAACGGTCTGGCCGCCATATCGGAACGCCTGGTCGAGAACGACGAGGACGTCTTTTACGCGGTGGTCAAGATCGGGGTGTACGAGACGATCCGCCGTGTCCACCGCAACGAGGACGAGCACGAAGGCCCGGAGCTGATCCCGGTCGTGGAAATCCTGGCTATCGAGCCGATCCTCGACGAGCTGGGACGCCCGCGGGTGGTCCAGGCCTACCGGGACGCCTACTTCGCCCGCACAGGCGCGCAGGACACGCTCCCGGAGGCCGTGGTCGAGATGCCGCAGGGGCACCGGGACGCGCACCGCAACGGCACGCAGGCCTGGGACGGGCACCGGTCGGCGCCGACGCCCGAGCAGCCGGCCGCGACGTCGAACCTGGGATGGATGACCGACGAGCAGCGCGCGGCGTACGACAACGCGATCGCCCAGGGCATGACCCCGGTAGAGGCGTGGGACGTGGCCGCGCGGCTGGAGGCGACGTCGCCGGCGCCGCCGGCCCCGTCCTCGGGCATCCCGGCGCCGACGTTCGCCGGCCCGCATCCCGTCCCGCCGCTGGCAGACGACGAGTGAGCGCCACCTACACCGTCCACGTTGCGGGCCTGCCGGTGGACATGGTGCAGCGGTGCGTGCCGTGCGGCGCGGTCCTCTGCGATAACCGGGGATGGGCGGAGGGCCGGGTGGCTGTCCACCCGGCGCCGCCCGACGACGAGCCGCAGGGCCCGCCGTTCTGGGAGGTGGCGTCCCGCGTCGCTAAGGCCGGCGGCGCGTCCTACTGGATCGAGACCTCACGCGTGGACCTCACCGACGACGAGGAGCCGTGCCGGTGACGGCCAAGCCGAAACTGTCGGCGCCGCGGGCGAAGTTCACCGAACCGGATCCGGCCGACCCACAACTCGAGGCCGGGAACGAACCGGACACCCCGGTCGCGCCCCGCCCGCCGCGGTGGACCGAGTACATGGACGTTGACGACCTGCCGGCGGCGCCCCGCAACCCGAAGGGGCACGACCTCGACGGCATCCGCCGCGCGATCGAGCGGTTCGGCATGGCGGACGCGGTCATCCTCGACGAGCGCACGGGCCGCCTCATCGGTGGCCACGGACGGCGGGAGGCCCTGCAGGGCATGCGGGACGCGGGCGATGACCCGCCGGACGGTGTACTTGCCACCACCGACGGCGCCCAGTGGCTCACCCCGGTCCAACGCGGCTGGGCGTCGCGGTCGGACAAAGAGGCGGAGGGCCTGCTGGTCGCGCTCAACCGGTACACCGAACGCGGCGGGTGGGACACGGGGCAGCTCGTGGACATGCTTGAGGACCTGGCCGGCGACCCGGACCTCATGTCGGCGGCCGGTTTCGACGACACGGACCTCGCCGGACTCCAGGAGGAGCTGGCCGCGGCGGGCGACCTCGGCTCGGCGGAGGCGGACCCGGACGGCAACGACCCGGTGCCGCAGGGCGAGCTGTTGGCGCTCGCCGGCGTGACCGTCGGCGAGCCGGACTACATGCCGGAGCCCGGCCAGGTTTGGTTCCTGGGCAAGCACCGACTGGTGTGCGGCGACGTCCACGCCGGGTGGCCGCAGTGGGTGCCGCTGCTCGCCACCCCCGACACCCTGTTCTGGCCCTACCCGACGCCGCTGGCCCCGTTCGCCGAGGAGGCCCAGGAGCACCCGGTCGTCATGGTGCAGCCGAATCTGTACCTGGCGGGGTGGCTGATCACGAAGTGGGCGAGGATCACCGGGGAGACCCCGGTGTGTAAGGGGGGCAGGTCGTGACGGCGGCGCCGCCCCGGTACGTCACCGGAGGCGGGGAGTTCGCCCCGGCGGACCGGCACCTCTACTTCGCGGCGGGCTGGGCCCAGCGGTACCCGCGTCACATGCTCATCCCGGTGGATCAGCTCATGAGTCCGGCCGGGGAGACGTTCCTGGTGGAGCTGCTGGACGCGGGGCACGCGGTCCTGCTGGACTCGGGGATCTTCACCCTGACGAACACCCACCGTAAAGCCGCGGGGATCAGCTTTTACGACGCTCTTACTCTGCCGCCGGAGGACATTCCCGGGTACCGCAAATTACGCGACCGGTACGTCTATCTGGTGTCGCGGTACGGCACCCGTCTTTGGGGCTATGTCGAGCTGGATCAAGGTGGCCGGGAAACGAAACGTAGGGTCCGGCGGGAATTCGAACAGGAAGGGCTCCGCCCCATCCCGGTTTACCATCCGCTGTCTGACGGCTGGGACTACTTCGACGAGCTGGCCGAGCAGTACGACCGGGTGTGCTGGGGCAACGTGTCACTGTCCACCCAGCCGGTGCGGGTCCGGATGCTCCACACAATGTGGGAGCGGCGCCGCCGGTACCCGGATCTGTGGGTCCACATGCTCGGACTCACGCCCAACGAGTGGTGCCTGTCGGTGCCCATGGACTCGGGGGACTCGTCGTCGTGGCTCAACCCTCTCCGTTTCCCCAACGTCAAGATCGGGCACGTCGCCTTGCGGCGCGTAGGTGACCTGGGACCCCGGTTCCTGTACGACCAGCAGGCCCCGCCGGACTCCCCCACCGGCCGCCGAACCGCCCAGGTGGTCTACTCGGACGCGGTCCAGGACGCGAACACGGTGTGGCAGCACGTCATGGCACGCACCGACGCCATGGGTCTGGCAGCATTCCCACCGCGGTCTCAACTGGAAGGCCCGCTGGAGCCAGCGCGGAAGGACAAGAAAGCATGACGGAGCTGCCACTTAGGGAAACGGTCACCCTCGGACCCATTCCCATCTTTTTCTGTAACCAGAATCAGGAAATGGGTCTCAAGTCGCATTGCCACACAGCCGCGGTGTGGGTGGTGTACGAGCACCCGAGCGGCGGGCGGGGATTCCCCTCATTCAAGGCGACTAACGACGCGCTCCGCGCACGCATCTTCGAGATGACCGGCACCGAGCACCCTTTCCGCAACGCGACGAATGAGGAGGCGACCCGCCGCCTCTTCGCCCACCTCGACGGGTACGTAGCCGCGGAGTGGGAGAAGTGGGGCGGGGACTACCTGCTCCGCGCGGTCCACCTCGACGTCGAGGGCGTGGAGGACAGCGTCGGTCACGACGCCGGCGTCACCCGGTACACGGTGGAGCGCACGACGTGACCAGGCACTCGGTTCGGGTGGCGCACAACTTCGAGACCGCGCACCGCCTCCCCCACCTCGGCGGTAAGTGCGCCAGCTTGCACGGCCACTCGTGGTGGACCCAGGTCACGGTGTCGACGCCGAAGCTGTCGCCGCAGGGCACGGTGGTGGAGTTCGGCGCGTACAAGGCGCTGCTGCGGGACTGGATCGACACGAACCTGGACCACGGCACGATGCTCGGCGCCGACGACGAGCTGGTCACCCCGCTACAGGAGGCCGGCTGCAAGCTGTACCTGTTCGCGGCCGGCCCCGTGGAGTGGCCGGGTGGGTCCCTTGCTGCGGGTCTGGCGTGGCCGACGGTGGAGAACGTGGCGACGCTGCTGTCCCGCGTGGCCGCGCGCCTGCTGTACACGGGCCTGCTGTCGGAGCCCGGCGCTACGGTCACCCGGGTGGAGGTCCGGGAAACTCGCGTCAACACGGCGATCTGGGAGGCGGACCGGTGACGGGTGTGCTGGAGCCGGGGTTCCTTCACCCGTCTGGCTCGGGCATGTCGGTGGTGGTCGCGGAGGTGTTCGGCCCGACGTTCCAAGGGGAGGGACCGTCGACGGGCCGCCTGGCGATGTTCGTCCGCCTCGGCGGGTGCAACCTGTCGTGCACGTGGTGCGACACCCCGTACACGTGGGACGCGTCCCGGTTCGACCTGCGCCGAGAGCTCATCCGGGTGTCGGTCGACTCGGTGCTGGCCAGGGTGGCGGAGTCCCGGGCGCCGCTGACGGTGGTCACGGGCGGGGAGCCGCTGCTGCACCAGCGCACGCCTGGGTGGACGCCGCTGGTCCAGGGCCTTGCGGACCTGGGCGACGTGGAGGTGGAGACGAACGGCACGGTCCTGCCGACGGTCCCATCGCTCAACACGGTCACGCGGTGGAACGTCTCGCCCAAGCTGGGGCACGCGGGCGGGACGCCGGCGGACCGTATCCGGCCGCACGTGCTGCGGGAGCTGGCGGAGACAGGCCGCGCTGTGTTCAAGTTCGTAGTCCGCGACGTCGAGGACCTCGACGAGGTGCAGGCTGTCGTCACCGCGGCGGGTATCCGGGCCCACCACGTGTGGATCATGCCGGAGGGCGTCACCCCGGAGGTGTTGATGGCCCGCGGCTCTGCGCTGGCGGATCCGGTGCTTGACCGGGGGTGGAACCTCACGCAGCGCATGCACGTGTTCCTGTGGCCGGATGAGGACAAGGGGCGGTAGTGACGACGTTGGGGGAACGGGCCGGGCTCAACGGCCGGGCGCAGGGTGTGGACCTCGACGCGGCCGAGCTGGCCGCGCAGGCCATGCTGGAGGCGCTGGGTATCGACACGTCGGTAGGGCATCTGGTGGCGACGCCGCGGCGGATGGTCCGCGCGCTGGCGGAGCTGACGGAGGGGCTGCACGCCGACCCTGCGGTCCACCTGAACGTGCAGTTCCCCCCGGAGACGCGCGACCCGGGCCTGATAGTCGTCCGGCGGGTCCCGTTCACGGCTGTGTGTGAGCATCACGTGCTGGCGTTCACGGGCCGGGCCACGGTGGGGTACATCCCCGCGGTGGACGCGCCGATTGTGGGGCTGTCCAAGCTGGCCCGTCTGGTCCGGGGGTACGCGGCCCGACCGCAGGTGCAGGAGCGTCTGGGCCAGCAGGTGGTCGAGGCCATCGACGATCACATGGACGTTGTGGCCGCGGGGTGTGTCATCACGAGCGCTCACACGTGCATGACGTTGCGGGGGGCTCGGGCGGAGGGGGCGGAGATGGTGTCGTCGCATCTGGTGGGCAAGTTCCGGTCGGACGCGGCGACGCGTGGGGAGTTCATGGCGCTGGCCTAACAGAGCCAATGTGTGTCGGTTCCTTGTACACACACGGTCCGGGGACGTATGGTGTGTCAGTCAGCGACACAACCACCCCGAACGGAGCGCGCCATGACCGCCGCCACCCAGGCCGAACCGGCCCCCGCCTACGCCCACCTGCGCATGGGGCTCCGCGCCAACATCTACCGCCCGACCGACTACGCCGCCATTCCCGGCCGCATGTCCTCGTGGGCGTCGCAGGTCACCGTCGTGGGCATCATCGACCGCACCGCCGTCCACGTCGCCACGAAGGTCGACCCCGTCCCGGAGTTCGCCCAGGCCAACCCGTGCGGCATGTTCTTCCCCGCGGTCGCCCTCGTCCTCCGGGAACTCCAGTCGGGCCCCTACGTCCACGCCGTGCCGATCATGGAGGCGACCAACTTCGCCGCGCTCGCCGGCGGCGCGTTCCTGTTCACCAACGACGGACGGTGGCTCGACCTCACCGGCGGCTACCACCCGGTGTCCCTCCACGACCGGATCGGCTGACCCGCTCGACCGCCGCCCCGGCCCCTCGGGTGGCAACCCTGGCGGGGGCGGGGGCGCGGCCGGGGCGGACCACGGAGCCACGATCGACACCCCGCACCAGACGGTAGCGGCCCCCGGCCGGCACGCCACCCCCCACACACCCCGAAAGGACCCGCACCACCATGACCACTCCCCCGACCACCCGGGCCCGCGCGAAGTGGATCGCCGCGGCGCTCACCGCCTCCGCGCTGGCCATCGGCCTCACCGCCGCCCTGGGCCTGCTCGTCAAGGGGCTCCAGGACAACGACGGGCCGGAGCCGAGCGCGAGCACGTTCGAGCCGGCAACGGGCACCGTGTCCGGTGTCCTCACCCTGCCCCCGGGCGGGTCGATCAACGACGGCGGCCCGTGCCGCGGCTGGCAGGGGTACGACGACATCCGCGGCGGGGCCCAGGTCACGGTGTCCAACGCCTCGGGCAAGGTCCTCCAGGTCGGGGAGCTGGACGATGGCGTCCTCAACAACGAGGGCGCGGACTACTCCTCCCGCTCGTGTGAGTTCCGCTTCGCCGTGGCCGACGTCCCGACCGGTCACCGGTTCTACCGGGTGGAGGTCTCGCACCGCGGCGAGATGAACCTCCCGGAGGCGCGGGCGTTCTCCGGGGTGCTCAGCCTGTCCCTGGGCGACTGACCCGCCCCGCGGCGCACAGGACTCACCCCTGTGCGCCGTGGAGCGCGCCAGAGCGCGTCACACCCCCCCCACGGAAGGGCTCTACCTGTCATGGACCTATCCACCGAGCACACCCCGCGCAAGCGCAAAGCGTGGCCGCTCGCCCTCGTCCTGGCCGTCGCCGGCGCCGTCATCCTGCTCGTCTGCTGCGGCGTGCTCACCACCGCGCTGATCGCCGGCGGCGAGGACCCGAAGGCCCCCATCGCCGCCCCCGGTATCTCCTCCGGGCCGGCCTCGCCGGTCACCTCGGCCCCGCCGGTCACCTCGTCGACCAAGGCCCCCTCGTCCTCGACCCCTGTCCGTGTCCTCACGGTGGAGGGCACGGGCACGTTCCGGGTGCCGGGTGACATGACGCCCGGCACGTGGAAGTCCGAGCCGGTCGACCCGGGCAGCGTCGTGGGCTGCTCGTGGGAACGCCTCCGGGACTTCTCGGGCACGTACAAGGGCATCATCGCCGCGGACTACACCCACGGTCAGAGCATCGTCACGGTCCTGCCGTCGGATGAGGCGTTCAAGTCCTCCGGGTGCCGTCAGTGGGTGCGGATCGGTGACTGACCTGCCGAAGGTCACCGTCGGCCCCCGGGGCATGGGGCACACGGCGCTTGCTATCGAGTGGCTGATCCACGAGCCGCAGGACCGGGCGATCGTGGTCGCCTACTCGTGCGAGCAGCGGGAGCTGCTGGCACGGGTGGTGGAGGCCGCTGACCGTAAGGCCGCTGCGGAGGACAACGCGGCGCTGGTCCACGCAGCCGCGTGGTGGGCGCGCCGTGTCCTCACCGTCGAGCAGGTGCGGAACGGCAAGAGCATGCAGGGGTGGAGGCCGCAGCTGTGGGTGGACGACGCGCTGGAAATCGTGCACCAGCACCTCCGGCTGGGCTCGGGGAGCATCGGCGGCGCGTCGATCAAGGCCGCGGGGACGTTCGTCCCGAAGGACACTCGCCCGGCTGAGGCGACCGTGGCGGACCTCGACTCGTAGTGAACTACCCCCACACCATCCACGCGGGAGTGTACGGTTTCCCTGTACAGTCTCACCCTCCGGGGCTTCGGCCCCGGAGGGCCCCGCCACCCACCCAGGAGACCCCCCCATGCTGACCCGAACCCTCGACCCGCTCACCCGGGCACTCCTCTGGGTGCTCGCCTGCCCGTTCGACCTGCTGGTCTATTGGGTCGTCACCCGGCCCGAGCGCCGCCGCATCGCAGCCCAGGGCCTCCGGTGAGGCTGGGCCAGGCCCCGCCCCCGCCGGCCGTGGAGGACGAGCTGCTGACCCCGGAAGAGGCCGGGCTCGCGCTGGGCGTCCGCCCGCGCACCGTCCGGGACTGGCAGGCGCAGGGCCGCATCGACGCGGTGCGCACCCCGGGCGGGCACCGCCGGTACCGCCGAGGCGACATTCACGCGCTCATGCAGGAGCGCGCCGACAGGAGGAGTAGCACGTGACCGAAGACCTCGACCCGACCGCGGCGCCCGGCGAGGCGGACACGGCACCGCTGGTCACCACGGACCGCGGAGAGCAGGTCACCGCACAGCAGGCCCTCGACCAGGTGTCCAACGCGCACGCCACCGCGGAGCGCAACATCCGGCGGGGGCACGGCGAGCGGGGCGTCACCGTCCCGTCCATGGCGCTCACTGCGGTGGTGGAGTGCATCGTCCAGGCCGGTCGCGAGCGGGACCGGGCCGTCAACGACGTGTTCGACACCCTGTCCTACGCGGAGGAGTTCCGCATCCGCGCGCAGACGGCCGAGGGGCAGCTCGCCGCTGTCATCGCGCTGCTCACCGCGTGGGAGTCGCCGCAGGGATGGCCGTCGGTGTCGCGTGCGACCCGGGCCGGCGCGGGGCAGCGCGTGGCGTGGAAGCGAGCGACCCACCTCCTCCACGACGCGCTGTACCCGCCGCCCCCGGAGGAGCGCTCATGACCGCGCTCCTACTGGCGCTCTCCGCGCCTCTCGCGCTCCTGCTCGCCACGGAGCTCGCCGCCCGCTCCGCGCGGCGCCGTCAGGAGCGCTCATGACGCGCTCGTGGTGGCGCTCCGGTGGCGCTCGTGTCCTCTCCCGTAGAGGCGCCGTGCTCGCGGTGGCTGGGATCGCGGCGTACGCGAGCTACCAGCACATGCGCTCGGTGGCGCTCCACTACGGCGAGGGTCAGGACACAGCGGCGCTCCTACCGCTGTCCGTCGACGCTCTGATCGTGATCACGGCGGACGCGCTCCTACACACCGAGCAGATCGGGAAGCGCGCTACTAGGTGGGCGCGGGCCGGTTTCCTGCTCGGCGTAGGAGCGTCGCTCGCGGCGAACATCGCCGCGGCGGAGCCGGTCGTGGGAGCGCGCATCATCTCGGCGTGGGCCCCGGTGGCGCTCCTGATCACGGTGGAGTACCTGGGCGCTAAGAGCGCTCATGAGCGCCGCTCCCGCGACTCTTCGCAGGTCGGAGCTGTGGCGCCACTAGGGGCGCTCGCGAGCGCCGCCCCGCCCGCGCTCCTACCGCCGGCGCCGCCGCTCGTAGAAGCGCAGGCGCAGGAGCGCTCCCCCGCGCCTCCCCGTGTGCTCGTGGGAGCGGCGACCGGTCAGGAGCGGGCGAGCGCTACCGAGTGGCGCTCTCTGCACCACGTGGCGGCGCCGCTCCCGGCCGACGACGAGGAGGCGCCGCTCCCCGCTCCTACACCGATCCTTGCCCGCGGCGACGTGGAGAAGCGCCTCCGGGACGCTTTCGACCACGAGCGCTCATGCGAGCGGTGGCCGGACGGGCCGCGCCTCCAAGCGCTCGCAGGGTGCGGCTCCAAGTCCTACGCCCGCAAGGTGGCGAAGCTGTGGCGGGAGCAGGAGGAGCGCTCCAGTAGCGCTCAGCGGCGCTCCCTCGCAGCGGCGGGCACAACCCGGTGAGCGCCTACGAGCGCTCCCCGTGGTGGCGCCGCGTCATGTGGCGTGAGGTGGTCTCGTGGGCCGTCATCGGCGCCTCCGTGATCGCTACGGGCGCCGCTGTGCTGGACCTGGCCCCCGGGGGCATGTGGGCCCAGTGGTTCGAGCACTTCGCAACGGCGTTCGTGGTCATCGCCGGGTCCATGGCCGTCTCGGACGCCGTCATCACTTCGCAGCCCCGGGCGGGCCGACGCCGGCGCCGCCCCTCTAACAGGAGGCGCATCCATGTCGAGTAACGCAGAGCAGGCGGGTCCGCGGGTCCCGGACGTCATCACGGTCACGCGCACCGGCAAGGGCGCCCGGGTCCTCATCGACGGGGAGCCGTTCCCCCTCGCGGTGGGCCCGCGCATCGACACCACCGTGGACGTCATGGCGACGCAGCAGACACCGGCGGGGCACACGACCCGCATGCCTCCCGCGGTCCGCGTCGAGCTGCTGGCGCGCCGCGTGGAGGTCATCGACGGGATCGCCCCGGATGTGCTCGACGTGCTTGCGGCCCCGGGGTTCGACGCGGAGCTGCCCGCTCCGGAGCCGCGACCGTGGCAGTACACCGGGTACGACGACCTGCTGCGCCGGTACGGCCTGCTGGAGCAGGGCCGCAGCACCTCCACCCCTGGACAGGAGACCTCGTGAGGCTCATCTCGATCGACGCGGAGACCAACGGCCTGCACGGTCAGGCGTTCGCCGTCGGCGTCTACGTCACCGGCGACAACGGCCGGCAGGTCGCGCAGTACCTGGCCCGGTGCCCCATCTTCGGCGAGCTGGACCCGTGGGTCCGGGACAACGTGCTGCCCGCGCTGGACGACGTCGCGCAGACCCACGACAACTACCCGGAGATGCTTGAGCACCTGTGGCAGTTCATCGCCGACAACAACATGGACGCCTACCTGCTGGCCCACGTCATGTGGCCGGTGGAGGCGAAACTCCTCCTGGACCTCTACGCCACCGGAGGCGGCCCGTTCCCGGTCATCGACGTCACGGGCGCGCTGCTGGCGCACGGGTACAACCCGGGGTCGGTGGATGACTACCTGGCCGCCCACGGCATCGCCGTCCGGGACGACCTGTCGCCCCACCACCCCCTCTACGACGCGATCGCCGCGGAGAAGTGCATGCGCTCGCTCATGAACGAAACGCTCACAATCCTGGAGGAACTGACGTGACCATCACTCTCACCTACGAGGACGACCTCGGCCGCGTGTCGATCGAGCTTGACCGCGCGTGGTCCATGGAGCAGGCGAGGCAGGTCGCGCTGGCTGTCGACTCCGCCGTGTCCAGCCTCGCGGGCTCCGAGACGCCGAGGAGAGCCGCGCAGGCCCCGTCCGGGCCGAAGGTTCACCAGTCGACCAGCAGCACGGTCGAGCCGCCGCAGGAGCCGACCGGTCCGGACGCGACCCTGGGCGAGGCGTTCCGCGCGTTCGGCCGCCCGCACCAGCCCGAGCCGGCCGAGGAGCGTACCCAGACGGCGGACCTCATCGCGCCGCCGCTGGTGGTCGCGGTCGACCCGGCCGCGGACGGGGTGACGGTCGCGCTGGTCACCCCGACGGAGGAGGACATGCAGCTCTACGCCGGCGGGCAGGTCCGCCCGCTGCACCAGCAGGACACGACGCCGGTCCAGGTCGTCACGCTCGCAGACGGGGGCGACCCGGGCCTGTACCTGGACGCGCTGCACGCCGCCCCGGGCGCGAAGCCCCCGCCGGGGGTGGGCGACACACAGGTCATTCACACCCAGCCGCTGCGCCACTAACCTCTCCACCGGGACAACCGGGGGACCTCACCCCCCTACCTGTCCGGGAGGGCGCCGGCCGCGTCCTCTCTGCGGCCCCTGGGCCCCGATGACCCCCCGGTCGCGGGCCCGGGGGTCGCGCCGTGCCCGGGGGTCGAACACGCCGTTTCGGCCGGTCCAGGTGTCAGGGCGCCCGTAACATCCGCCACATGGGGGGAACACGAAGCGGGGCACAGTCGGACGGTGACCTGCCGGAGCTGTGGGAACGTCAACCGGGGGAGACCCCGAAGGCGTTCTCACAGTTCGTCGTGTACCTCCAAATGGGCCGGGTCCGCACCCTGGCAAAGACTGCGCAGACCCTGACACGCAGCGCGGGTCATATCCGCAACGTCGCGGCCGAAAAGGACTGGGTGCGGCGGGCGGACGCGTGGGACGTCGAGCAAGATCGACTGTGGGAGCTGGAGCAGGCGATCGCGCGGCGGGCGATGGCGAAACGGCACGCCATGGTGGCGGCCAACATCGTGGGTAAGGTCGCTACCCGCCTGCAGGGCATGACCGAAGAGGACGTCAAGGAACTCAACCCGCAGGCCCTCATGCGCATGCTGGAGGTGGGGGCCAAGCTGGAGAGGCAGGCCCGCGGCGAGCCCACCGAGCTGGTGCGGGTGGACGGCCGCGACGGGGGACCGGTGGAGCTGGCGATGCTCACCGAGGAGGAACGCCAGCAGCGCATGCTGGAGATACGGCAGGAGATCGATAGGCGCCTCGGCGGCTCCCCGGCCGGGCCGTGAGCACCTACCCGGCCGTGGCGAATGAGACCACCCTCGTGGGCGGTGTCGACGTCGCGGTCCCGTGGTCCCCCCCTAGGCAACGCTCCCGGTCCGGCCCGCGTCACCTGCGACTGGTGGACCCGCGGCGCATGACCGACGCTCAGCTCCTCGCTGAGGCCGATCAGCACATCGCTGCGATCGAGCGCCAGCGGTACGACTGGCCGCGGCACTCCCGGCCGGCGCAGCGCGAGCCGGGCGTCGGGTACCGAACGTGGCTCATCCTCGCCGGCCGCGGCTACGGCAAGACCCGCACCGGTGCGGAGACGGTCCGCACGTGGGCGGGGCAGAAAGCGCGGGGGCATTACGCGGTGGTGGCCAAGACCCACCGGGAGGTGCAGGCCATCTGTTACGACGCGCCGCGGGCCGGGCTGAACGCGGTCATCCCCCCGGAGGAGGTGGCCCAGTACAAGCGTTCCGGTGGGCAGGTCCTCATCCGGCTGCACAACGGGTCGATCATCCGGGCGTTCTCCGCGGAGGACCCGGACGTGTTCCGCGGCTACGCCTTTGACGGGGTCTGGTGCGACGAGTACGCCGCGTGGCCAAAGAAGACCGCGCAGGCGTGCATGGACATGCTGTGGTTCTGCCTGCGTGAGGCCCCGGACCCTCGCGTCGTCATCACCACCACCCCGAAGGCCCTGCCGCATATCAAGAAGCTGGTCGAGCGGGGCAAGACTGACCCGTCGGTCGTCATCACCCGAGGTCACACCCTGGACAACCGGGCGAACCTGTCCGAGGCGGCCATCGCCGAGCTAATGGCGTCCTACGAGGGCACGCGCCTGGGCCGCCAGGAACTCGCCGGGGAGCTGCTGGAGGAGGTCGAGGGCGCGCTGTGGACCCCGTCGATGTTCGAATGGGACGGATTCCGCCTGCCGTACTCCGACCTGCCGACCCTGGACACGCGGGTGTGCGCGGTGGACCCCGCGGTCACCTCGTCGGAGACCAGTGACCAGTACGGCATCGGCGTGGGTGGGGTGCGGATCAACGAAGCGGACGGCCTGCGTCACGTGTACGGCCTGCTGTCGGAGGCGTGGCGGGCCACCCCGGAAGCGGCCATGAAACGGGTCGCGTCCACGTTCGGCGCGTGGGACTGCAACTACGTCATCGTGGAGACGAACAACGGCGGGGACTACATCCCGGCCCTGTTGCGCACGGTCGACGACCTCATCCCGGTCCGCAAAGTGGTGGCACGTAAGGGCAAGATCCTGCGGGCCGAGCCGGTGTCGCAGCTCTACGAGCAGCGCCGCGTGCATCACGTCGGCCCACCAGCGAAGTGGGCCGCGCTGGAGTCGATCATGACCACGTTCACCGGCGACCCCACCGAGGACTCCCCGGACGACCTCGACGCGCACGTGTACGAGGTCCTGGCGCTCGCCGGCCCGACGGTGCGGGACTCGACCGCGACCAACGCCGCCGGGTACTCCAAGTCGGCGCCGCCCGGGGCGTCCGGAGTGGCCGGTATCCAAATCTCCAGAACGCTGCCTCCGCGCCAATACGGCTGAACGCTGCGCTTCCGCGGATACGCTGCCCACCATGGGACCTTGGTTCACCTTGCTGGCCGCCGCGGTCGAGTTCGCCGCGCTCGTCGCGGCGTTCGTGTGCGGCGTCATGTTCGAACGGGGCCGCCTGGGCCGCAAACAGTCCAAGGCGTGCTTTGAGGTCCCGTGCCCGGGCTTCGAAGAGGTGCGCCTCGACGTCGTGCCCGAACCGCCGGCGCGTAGGCGGGACCGGTGATCGGCATGGAGTGGTGGACCGTCGTGCTCGCGTTCGGCGTCGTCGCCCGGATCACCCGGTTTCTCAACTCGGACACTCTCGCCGGCGGCATCCGGGCCCGCGTCCAAGCGCGGTGGGGCGACGGCTCGATCGCCGCGGACTTCGTTGAGTGCCCGTGGTGCGTGTCGATCTGGACCAGCGCGCTGGTGGTCCCGGTGGCGTGGCTCGCGGGGGACTCCCCGTGGTTCATCCTGCCGGCGCTGGTCCTGTCGCTGTCCTACGCGTACTCCCTGCTGGCCCAGAACACGGACGACTAACCGGACGGGGAGGGTGACCAATGGAGTTCCCGAGGCTGCGGCGGCGTGGACGGTCGACCCAGGCGGGCGCGCCAGGCCGGCTCTCCCCGCTGGTGGCGTCGGCTCAGCGCATGACGCTGGGCGAGATGCAGAAGACCAAGGGCCGCGGCCGGCGCAACTGGCAAGACGAGGCGTGGCGGCAGTACGACATGTCGGGGCTGCTCCGGGCCGGGGTGCGGTGGAAGTCGAACTCGATGTCCCGGGCAACCCTGTTCATCGCGAAGGGCGACACCGACGTCCCGGAGCCTGAGCGGGTCGAGGCGGGCCAGTCGGTGGACCTCCTGGACCAGCTGTTCGACGGGCCCGGCGGCCAGTCGCAGATGCTGGCATCGCTCGGGCACCAGTTGTCGGTGCCGGGGGAGTGTTACCTCGTCGGGTACACCGACCCGCTGACGCCGGGCGTGCTGCGGTGGGTCATCGCGTCGAACAAAGAGCTCACCACGATGGGGGACCGGCAGATCCTGGACCGGGGCGACGGCCGCAAGATCCAGCTCACCGACGACGACTGGATCCTCCGCATCTGGAACTCGCACCCGCAGCGGTGGTGGTGGCCGGACTCCCCGGTCATCGGCCTCCTGGGTGACCTGAAAGAGCTGGAGGCGTTGGCCCAGCACGTCATCGCGTCCGTGGACTCCCGTCTCGCCGGCGCCGGCATCCTGCTCCTACCGCAGGAGATGTCATTTCCCTCGCCGGCCAACCCGGAGCTGCACGCAGACCAGTTCACCGCCACCCTGGTCGAGGCGATGACCACCCCGCTCCAGAACCGGGACTCCGCGGCCGCGGTGGTCCCGATCGTGGTCCGCGTGCCGGCGGAGACGATCAAAGAGGCCAAGCACATCTCGTTTGCCACGCCCCTCGACGAGCGCATCCCGAAGATGCGGGAGGACGCGATCCGCCGCATCGCTCTGGGGCTGGACATGCCCCCGGAGGTGCTGCTGGGCATGGCGGACGCTAATCACTGGTCCTCGTGGCAAATCTCGGACGAGGGCGTCAAGCTCCACATTGAACCGGACCTGGCGACGGTGTGCGACGCGCTCACCCAGGCGTACCTGTGGCCGCAGACCGGCGACCCGACGGAGACGATTTGGTTTGACACGTCGGAGCTGACCGAGAACCCGAACCGGGGCCCGGACGCGTTGACGGTGTTCGAAGCGCGGGAGCTGTCGGGGGAGGCGTTCCGCGCGCACCACGGTTTCTCCGACGCTGAGAAGCCGAGCGACGAGGAACGTACGGCGCGTATCCTGCTGGACCTGGCCGGCAGCAACCCACAGCTCGCGGTCACCATCCTGGAATACCTAAAGCTGGTCCCGACGGGCCTACTCACGCCGCCGGCGCCGGTACAGATCACGTCGACCCGCCCGGACCGCGACGAGGCCGAGGAGGCCGACCAGGGCGACACGGGCCCCCCGGACACCGAGGACGAGGAGCAGCCGGGCCGGGACGCCGCCGCGGCGCTGGTCGCGTCGGGGGAACCGTCGGAGGAGCTGGTCGCCTCCTGCAACATCGGCGTCACCCGGGCGCTGGAGCAGGCCGGCAAACGGTTCATGGACCGGTCGCGCCGCCACTCGGCCCCGGACATTCCGCTGTGGATGATGCACACCCGGTACCCGGTCCCGCCGACGGATCACGACCGGGTGCTCCACGACGCGTGGTCCACGTTCACCGCCGGCGCCCCCCACCTGGCCTACCTGGTGCCGGCGCTGGACACCTACGTCCGCATGCTGCTGGAGCGCGGGTGCGCTCACGACCCGTCGTGGCTCGTCGACGTCGTCAAGAGGGGAGTCAGGGATGCCGCCGCGCTGGCGTGACCCGTGGCTCGTCAAACGCCTGGCGGCGCAGGCGGGTGTGGCGTCGGCCGAGCAGCGCATCCACGCCGCCGTACTCGAGGCAATGACCCGGTTCCTGGACGTGGCCCGGGCCATGATGCTGGGCGAGGCGGTCACCGCGGCCGCGGGCGATGACACCCCGCCCAACCCGGACGCGTGGCCCCACGAAACGGTGTGGGAGCAGCTAATCCGGGACATCATCCTGCCGGTCCTCTCGATCGTGTGGGGCGAGCAGTTCCGCCAGCTTGCGGCGGTCGCGGACGTGTCGGATCAGCCGTACCGGGAGACCTACCTGCGCACCGTGTTCGACCGTCTCAAGATTTGGCCGGTCGGCGCGTTCGAAGAGATCCGCCCCGAGCTGCTGGAGGCCCTGGAGTCCTCGGAGACCATCGCCCAGATGCGGGACCGCATCGGCCGCGTGCTCAACATCGACGCCCTGTCACGCGAGCTGCAAGGCCGGATCAACGAGATAGAGCGGGAGCTGGCGCGGGAGGACATCACCGAGCAGCGCCGGGCGGGCCTCCGCGCCAAGCGGGGACAGCTGTTCGACGGGCTGCACGCAGATCAGGGCCGGTGGAGGTGGAAGGCGGACCGCATCGCCCGCACCGAAACCATGGGCGCGTACAACGGGGGCAACTTCGCCGGCGCGCAGGCGCAGGCCGAGACCCAGGACGTACAGCTGTTCAAACAGTGGCTCGCGACGTCGGACGAGCGGGTCCGTCTCACACACGAGATAGCGGACGGCCAGGTCGTGCCGCTCAACGAGCCGTTCATCGTCGGCGGGTACGCGCTGGACCACCCGGGCGTAGCGGGCGGCCCTGCTCACGAGGTGATCCAGTGCCGGTGTACGCCGCTGTTCATCGAAGCGGACGAGGCGCCGGCGCTGGTCGAGGCGTACACGGTGAAGCTGGGCAAGCTGGACCCGGAGCAGGCAGCGCTTTCACTCGTGGCCGCAGGGCCCGGAGAGGACACCACCATGTACAGCTCGCACCTCGCGGCCCTCGTCGCCTCGGCGGCCGGGGCGACCGGTCTCCCGATCGCGGACCGCGGACGCAAGTGGGACGCGTCCGCGGCGGATAAGCGCATGGCGGAGTGGGCGGCCAACGGCGACGGGGACCTCACCCCGTCCAAGTACAAGAAGGGGCATTTCTACTTCACGCCGGACGGGGACACGAAGACCAAGGGCGCGTACAAGCTGCCGTTCGCCGACGTCATCGACGGTGAGCTGACCGCGGTCCCGGAGGGTATCTTCGCTGTCGCCCGGGCGCTCGGCGGCGCCCGGGCGCCTCTGGACGTTCCGGAGGCGGACGTGGCGAAGATCAAGGCGCGGGTCGCCGGGTACTACCGGCGCATGGCGAAGCAGTTCGACGACCCGGACATGGTTCCGCCGTGGATGTCGATCACCGCGGCGGCGGACGGCCCGTCGTCGTCGTGGGGCCTGCCGTACGGGTGGGTGGGTGTCCTGGCGCCCATGGGCAAGAAGTCCGGCGACGGCCGCATGCTGGCCGTCCTCGACGAGCTGCGCACCCGGGACATGCCGCTGGTCCTGGAGACCCAGAAGGAGCTCCAGCCGGGCCACATGGGCGCGGTGGTGGCCGGGGACATCGGCAAGGTGTGGGTCAACGGCCAGGACATCATGGGCGCCGGACGGTGGGACCTGGGCGGGGCGGACGGGGCGGAGGCGGCCCGTCTGCTCGCCGAGGGCTTCGCCCGGTGGGTGTCGGTGGACCCGGACGAGGTCATGGCCGAAATGCAGTGGTTCGACAAGGACGGCAAGAAGGTCGAGCCGGACCCGACGATTGAGGACATGTGGGCGTCGGAGGAGGCCCGCATCCTCGGCGAGACGGACCCCATGGACGGCATGGAGCAGGTCCAGGTGTACACCGACTACCGCCTGATCGGCGCCACCCACGTGGCTCAGCCGGCGTTCAACGAGGCCGTCATCGAGCCGGTCTGGACGGAGGAGGAGCTGGACGCGATCTACGCGGACACCTCGCTCACCGCGTCCGCGGTGCCCGTGGTGGTCAAGGCGGACCCGCCCCCGCTCGCGCTGGTCGCCGGCGCGGGCCCGCTGGCGCCGCCGGTCGAGTGGTTCGCCCAGGCCGACCTGGACAAGAACACGCCGCTCACCATCACCGACGAAGGCCGGATCTACGGCTACGTGGCGGACAAGGACCAGACGCACACGAACCCGATGTTCGCCGGCCGGTCGGCGCCTCCGTCCCCCTCGGGCTATGCGTACTTCCACACCGGCGCTGTCCGCTGCGCGCAGGGGGAGCAGGTGTCGGTGGGCCGCATCACCCTGGGCGGGGGACACGCATCGCTGTCGGGGAACGTCCGGGCCGCGACCGAGCACTACGACAACACGTGTGCCGCGGTCGCGGTGGTCCGGGCGTACGACGACGGCAACGGCGTGGCCGTGTTCGGCGCGCTCCTGCCGGACATCACGGAGGAGCGCGTCGCCGAGCTGCGCCGCTCGCCGCTGTCGGGTGACTGGCGCATCGTCGGCGGCAACCTGGAGATGGTCGCCGCGCTCGCGGTCAACACGGCCGGGCTCCCGGTGCCGCGGTACTCCATGGTGGCGTCGGGGGAGGTCACGGCGATGGTCGCGGCCGGCGCTGTGTGTGTCCGCCCGCCGAAGTCCGCGACGCCGGCGCCGGCGCCGACGCTGGAGCAGATCGTCACGCTCACCGCGGCCGCGGTGGTCCGGGAGCTGGGCGCTCAGGAGGGGCGACGGGAACGCATCGCGGCGCTTGCTGCTCGGACCCGGCCGGCGACGCCGGCGCGCATGGCGGAGTTGGCGACGCGCATGGCGCAGGTGGGCGAGCCGCGGGTCACAATGGCTGGAGCCGACAGGTAGGGAGGGAACCCCTCGTGTGTGGATGCAACCGAAACAGGGCGTCGAAGAAGGCGCGGATCACGGTGTCCTGGCCGGGTGACATCGATCCGGCGACGGGTAAGACGCTGACGCGCAGCTACTTGAGCCAGGTGGAGGCGCGTACGGCGATGAAACTCAGGCCTGGAGGCGTTAAGCTCACCTCTGGGTAAAGGTCGACAGGTGTGTCGGGGTAGACGGCCCCCCTCGTAACAGCAGGCGAGGGGGGCCGTTCCATGCCCACACGATCACTGTGTCGGAAACCTGTACAGCGCGGGTCCGGGTGAGGTACGGTCTGTGTGTCAGGAAACGACACACCGACGGAGGAGCCCCCGATGACCGAAGGCCAGTGGGAGACCAACGACACCACCGGAGTCCGGGCCCGCGTCATCTACCGCCCCGTGGGCGACGAGTGGACCGCCGAGGTCACCGGCGGCCCGTTCGGCGAGGTTGTCGTCACTGCCCCCTTCGGCATCCGCACCGGTCACAAGGCCCGAGCTGTCCGGTACGCCAAGGCGCACGTCAAGCGCGCCGACTGGTGACCCCCGGCGGCCTGCTCTACACCTCCGGCTCGCTCTGCACCGGGTACGGCGGCCTGGACGTCGCGGTATCCGAGGTCCTAGGCACCAGACTGGCATGGAACGCCGAGAAAGAGCCTGCCCCGTCCCGCGTGCTGGCCCACCGCTACCCGGGGGTGCCCAACCTTGGCGACATCACGGTCATCGACTGGTCCGCGGTCGAACCGGTGGACGTGCTCACCGCCGGGTTCCCCTGCCAGGACGTGAGCGTCGCCGGCGGCCGGAAAGGGCTCCGGGCCGGTACCCGCTCTGGGCTGTGGATGCACGTCGCCCGAGCCATCGACGACCTACGCCCACCGCTCGTATTCCTGGAGAACGTGAGAGGACTACTCAGTGCCGGAGCCGATAGCGACGTGGAACCCTGCCCGTGGTGTCTGGGAGACGCAGGCGATAAACATGCTCTGCGGGCACTCGGCGCCGTACTCGGAGACCTGGCCGACCTCGGGTATGACGCGCGGTGGTGTGGCCTACGCGCTGCCGACGTGGGAGCCCCACACGGCCGGTTCCGGGTCTTCGTCACGGCCTGGCCTACTGCCGACGTTCCTGCCGACGCCGCAGTCACGGGACGGGGGGGCGCGCGGCGGCCGGATCCCCTCGGTGGACACGGCGACCAGGCGAATGGGCGAGGAGGGACGGCGGAACTTGGAGGATGCGGTGGCGCTCCTGCCGACCCCGACCGCGCGGGACGGGATGAGCGGACCGGGACACGCGGACTCAGCGGAGGGGACCCCGGATCTACGCACGGTGGCTCCGATGCTCCTGCCAACGCCACGGGCGAGCGACTGGAAGGGGCCGCAGCCCCTGGCCCGGGAGCGGGGCAGGCGTACGCGACCGGTGAGCGACGACACGCTGCCGACCCGAGTCGAGCGGCTACTGATTGGGGCTTCTACAGCCCCGCCATCTCCCGCTGGGAGGCCGTGCTTGGACGTCCCGCTCCCGCCCCTGCCGTCCGAGGGACCCGAGGACAGCCGAAGCTGAGCCCATTCTTCGTGGAGTGGATGCAGGGCCTCGACGAGGGGCACGTCACTGCGGTGCCGGGCCTGACCGAGAACGACATGCTCAAGATGCTGGGTAACGGGGTAGTGCCGCAGCAGGCCGCGGCTGCACTGCGGTACCTCCTACCCCGGACGTGACAGTCACTGTGTCGGAGACCTGTACAGCGCGGGGGCGGGTGAGGTACTGTCTGTGTGTCAGGAAACGACACACAGACAGAACGGAGCGCACGATGACCGAGACCCAGACCGCCGCCCCCGCCAAGCTCCAGCGCCTCGTCGACCGGGCCCGCGACAACGGCGTCAAGGTCGAGGTCCACGACGCCGAAACGTTCAAGGCAGTCAACACCTACACCATCTACAGCGCCACGTTCACCGACAAGTTCGGCGACAGGCTCATGGTGTGGCTCACGATCGGCGACAACTCCCGCGGCGGTCGCCTGTCCGGCATGTTCATGCGCAGCTACTCAGCCCAGACCCAGCGCAAGCTCACCGCCCGCGACATCACGTCGCGGCTCAACATCATGGTCGACACCAGGCGCCTGGACCTGGCCCATACCGCGGCCGAGAAGCAGGCGGCCGAGCAGACCCCCGTCGACCCCAGCGCGCTGGAGGCGGCAATCTGGGACAAGGCCTACCTCGCCGCTGTGTGGAAGTTCCCCGAGCACCGCCGCAACGCCCCCGCCGTCCGACGCATCGCGCGCAACCGGGCCAACGAGGAGCTGGCGGCCATGCTGCCCAACCCGGTGCGGTGCGAAAACCTCGACCACGGGTCGCGCGTCCACACCGTCCGCGACGACTGCAAGTACCCGCACAACGCCGACGTGCCCACCGGACCGGGCCCGATCATCGGCCACCCGTACACCGCACACGACTGACCACCCGGCCACAGCGCCCCCGCCCCGACGGGCGGGGGCACTGTCACGTCCGGGCTACCTACCGCGGCGCACCAGGCTGTGCGCGCGCGTGCGGGCCGTTCCGGGACTCCCGAGGGTCAGCTCGTACGGCGACGGCTCGGGAAACGCAGCGCGCAACTGACGCCCCACCAGGCCGCGGCGGAACAGACCGTCGGTCGTCGAGGTCCACGCCGCCCCGGCCGGGTACCGGTCACGCAGACCGTGCAGCTTCCCGTCCGGCATCGACACCCCGCCCAGGCCCCAGTAGTTCCCGTACAGGGTCCGCTTGTGCAGCACGCCCTGGACCGGCCGGGCCTCCGCCGCCGCCAACGCTTCGAGCATCCCGAGTTTCTGCACAGGCATCGGCGCGTGGAGCTCGTAGGACAGGTAAGGCCCGGGCAGGCCCAGGTCCCGCAGCAGCTTCGCGGTCTTCCGCATCCCGTCGGCATACCGGGAGTTCGACTTCGCGTACCGGGCCAGCACGCCGTCGAGGGGGCCCCGGTTCCACATGGGCAGGTCGTCCAACGGCTGGAGCAGGAAAAAGTCGTCATTGAAGTAGGCGAACCGCTCGGACACACCCGGGTGCGCGCAGGCGCGGCGCAGGTTCGCCGTGCTGTTCGTCCACTTCGGCCCGAGCTGCCGCAGCGGGATGTGCTGCACCCCGCGCACCCACTGCGGCCGGTAGCCGACGATCCACACCTGATCGTGGGGCAGGTTCACCAGGCTGCGCAGGCTGTACCGCAGCTCCTCATTCACATCCCCTGGGCGCACTACGTAGACGACATCCACCACCGGCTCCTGTTCTGCTCCAGCATGTCCCGGATCTCAGGCAGCAGCACGAGGCGCGGGTCGGACCGGGCGAGGTCCCGCACCCAGACGCGTTGTTGCATCTGGCCGTGGCCCAGGTCGATACCGGCCTGCGCGGCGGCCTGCGCCGGCGTCTCATTGGCCTGCCCCAACCAATGACCGGTCTCGTAGAAGTCGAACGCGTACACGCTCAACTGGGCCAGGTCGGAGCGCATCATGTGGGCCAGCGCGCAGATACCGGTGTTGGCGCCGGTCCCGGTCGCCTTGGACACCTGGGACCGCAGCGGCCCGACGCACAGGAACGGGATCCGGAACTCCGCGGCGAGGGTCTTCGCGATCCGGGCGCGGGGCTTGGACATCGACGCCATGCACACCAGCAGGCTCACCCCGGCCCCTTTCCACGCCCGGAACGTTTTCCGGCCCACCGTCTCGGCCTTGCCGTACCGCATCACGTGGTACAGCGTGTCGGTCCGCCGGCCGAGGTGGGCCCGCAGCGGCGCCGGCACGGGGCAGGCCCAGTTCACCCGGACAACGACGTCGTGAGCGTCTATCTGGGCGCCGAGCTTGGTACCCACCCCGGACGCTGCGGCGCCCACCAGCGCTACCCGCTTGCCCTTGAGAGACCGCAGCCAGCCCTGGTCCCTCACACCCGGGCCTCTCGCTCGATCGAGGCGCGGAACTCGCGGGTCACGAACAGGCGGGGCTCGTCGCGCAGCAGGCCGGCGAGGTAGGCGCGTTGGATCGGCTGGTCGTGGCCGGTCACGATGCCGGCCTGCCGCGCGGCCGCGGTGGGGGACTCGCCGAGCTGCCCCAGCCAATGACCGGTGGCGAACATGTCGAATCCGTACACCGTCAGACGCTCCAAACCGGACTGGAGCAGGTGAGCGAGCGCAAGCACCCCGGTGTTGGCCTTGGTGCCCAGCCGGTCGTACATCTCGCGTCGGTGGTTCTCCAGCACCAGCAGCGGCGGCCCCCCGGTCCCGGCGAGCAGCTTGTAGCGGCGCACCCGGGGCCGGTCGGAGGCGTGGACGGACACCACCATGCCGACGCGGGCCCTCCGCCACGCTGGCACCCCTGCTCGGAGCCGGCCGGTCGGGGTCAGGATGTGATACAGCACGTCGGTCCGCTTGCCGATGTCGCGTTCCATCCGCGGCGGTACCGGGCAGGACCAGTTCACCCGGCACACGACGTCGTGCGCCTCGATCTGGTAGCCGAGACCGGTGCCGGTCGCGGATGCCGCCGACCCGACGAGCGCGACTGTCTTACCTGCCAGCCCGTCGAGGAATTCTCGCTCCGTGGTTCCCATGGGCACACTCTGCACGGTGATCCTCGTGGAGTCCGGCGGACGACGCGCTAGGCTGTCGACGGATAGACCGCTGGCTGTGGGCCGGGTTCTGGGACACGCGCAGGAAGGCGCCCGCTATGAACCCCACGCTCCAGGACATTCTGAACGCGTTTGCCGAGTCGGCGGAGGCCGGGCAGGCCCTGCTGGCGAAGTGCTCGGCCGAGCACCTGGCGACGATCCGCACCGAGGCACAGACGGCGTTCGGCACGATCCAGGCGCAGACCGCGCTCACCGACGCCGACATCGACGCGGCCGAGCAGCTGGTCACCGTCGGGGAGAAGGCGGGCGAGGCGGAGACCGCGCTGGCCGCCGCCGCGGAGGAGAAGACGGCCAAGCTGGCCGCCATGTCGGCGCGGCTGGGCGGCACCGCGACGGCCGACGCTGACACCGGTGCTGACACCGGGGACGGCTCGACCGACACCGGCGACACCGGCACCGGCACCGACGCCGGCGCGGACGGCTCGACCGCGACCGACGCCGCCCCGGCCGCGACCGACGCCACCCCGGCCGCGACCGACGCCACCCCAACGCCGATCGCCGCCTCGGCGGCCGGCATCACCCGCCGCACCCCGGTCGACCTGTCCAAGCTGCGCTCCACCCCGCTCAAGCCCACCCAGGCGCGCGGGGACGGGCCGCTGCCGGAGGGCGTCATGATCGCCGCGGCCGACGTCGGCACCGTCCCGGCCGGACACTCGTTCGTGTCCATGGACGAGGTGGGGGAGGCGCTGGTCCGCAAGCTCCGCGGTATCCAGGCGGGCCAGTGGACCGGCAGCCGTCACGTCCAGTACGGACTGGCCACGATCCAGAAGACGTTCCCGGAGGAGCTGACCGCCAGCGCGGGCACGTCCAAGGCCGCCGCCATCTCCATGCTGGAGTACGCCGCGTCGGAGGCGCGCCTGCCGCAGGGGTCGCTGGTCGCCGCGGGCGGGTGGTGCGCCCCGTCGGAGACGATCTACGACGTCTTCGAGATCGAGACCCGCGCGGGCATGCTGTCGGCGCCGGCCATGCAGCTCCCGCGCGGCGGCCTGGAGTTCTCCCAGGGCCCGCTGTTCTCCTCGATCTACACGAACGTCGGTTTCACCCAGACCGAGGCGCAGGCCATCGAAGGCGTCGAGAAGACGTGTTTCGAAGTCCCGTGCCCGGACTTCGACGAGGTGCGCCTCGACCTGTTCGGCGTGTGTATCAACGCGGGCATTCTCATGAACCGGGCTTACCCGGAGTTCATCGCCCGGTACCTGCGGGGCACGCTGGTGGCGCACGTGCACAAGGTCAACGCGTCCAAGATCGCGAAGATCGTGGCGGCGTCCACGGTCGTGGACTACACCGTCATGGCCCGGTTCCTCACCCTGGGCGCGTTCGCCGCGCTGGTGGAGGCGCTGGACCAGCAGGCGCGGGACTACCGCACCCGGCACCGCATGGAGCAGACCGCGACGCTGGAGGTCATCCTCCCGGAGTGGATCATCGGCGTCATGCGCTCGGACCTGATCAACCGGGGCGGGGATGAGCGGTTCACCCAGCTCACGGATGAGCAGATCAAGGCCAAGCTGCGCATTCCGAACGTAAACATCCAATACGTGTACGACTATCAGGATTCACTCACCGGCGGCGCGGAGATGGGCGAGGCGACCCCCATCACTGAGTGGCCGGATGAGGTCGAGTTCGTCATCTACGCGGCGGGCACGTTCGTCGTCGGTGAGCTGGACGTCATCACCCTGGACACCGGCATCTACGACTTCCCGAACCTGGCCACGAACAAGTACAACGCCCTGTTCACCGAAGAGGGAATGAACGTCATCATGCGGGGGCATGACTCCCGCGCGGTCCGCGTCCCGCTGTGCCCGTCCGGTGTCACCGGCTCGCCGGCTGAGATCCTGTGCGACGTCTCCTCCCCGTCGTAGGCCCCTGACCGTCCCGGCCCCCCGCGCGGCGCGCATCTCCGCGGGGGGCCGGGCGCTCCACTTCCACCCCCTGATCGGAGGGCCGCCCAGTGCGTATCTACGTGGACCCGCCCGCGGTACAGCCGTACCGGTACGGGCTGGGGTCGGTTCTCCAGCAGGGCACCACCCCGGCGCACTGGCAGAACGGCGTCCAGTTCCAGAGCGACGCGTGCGCGCAGGCGCTCCCGTGGCCGGACGCCTGCACGGAGGAGTCAGGGTTCGAGGAGAAGACCTTCGACACCGAGGGCCGACCGGTCGACGAGGGCTCCCCGTTCACCCTGTACACCACGCTCAACTGCAAGCTCATCCAACTCCAGGAGGCCCGCAGTGTCGTGGCCCGTCGCCTGGCCCTGGCCGAACCGAGGGCCCTGGAGGAGGCGTTCTGGACCGGCGCCGCCGGCAACACCCCGGCGCTCGCGACCGACCCGGCCCTGTCCGTCCTCGGCTCCGTCATCGGGGTAACCGCCGCGGTGGCGCTGCTGGAGGAAGCCCTCGCAGACCAGTACGCAGGGGTGGGCATCATCCACGCCCCCCGCGCGGTCAACCCGTACGCGGCGGAGTCCACGCTGGTGATCCGGGACGGCCCGGTCCTACGCACCCCGCTAGATACCCTCTGGGCGTTCGGCGGCGGGTACGACCGGTCGACCGGTCCGGTAGGCCAGCAGGCCCCGGCCGCCACTCAGACGTGGATGTACGCCACCGGCGCCATGGCTGTCCGCCGGGACGCCGAGCCGCTGGTCATCCCGGAGGACGGCACCGCGCTGGACCGGGTGACCAACGAAGTGGTGGTCATCGCCGAGCGCACCCACGTGCTGGTGAAGGACTGCATGCCCACCCTCGCCGTCCTCGTCGAGCTGGGCCTGGACGCGGGGGAGTCGCTGTGACCGCACGGTACAAGGTCCTGTACTCCGACTACCCGGGCACGGACCGGGCCGTCGTCGCACGCACCCTGCTGCGCAAGGCCGCCGCGTCGGGCCTGGACATCCACGAGGTCCGCTCAATCAGCTACGGCTTTTCCGTGCCGCTCGCGTGGGCCCAGGCTCAGGGCCTCGTCGCGTCGTCCCGTACCCGCCCGGTCATCGTGGAACGGCCGGCGCCGCCGCCCGCGCGGCCCGCGGCGCCGGCGCCGGCGGCCCTGTTCAACCCAGCCGAGCACAACGCGGCGCGGGTCATCGCCCACCTGGACGCGGCGGACTTCGACGAGCGGGTCCGTGTCGTCGCGGCCGAGGCGGAAGGCAAGAACCGGTCCACCATCGCGAAGTGGCGGCCCAACACCGAGTAGAGCGCTGGTCAACACCGGCGACGGCGGTAGGCTGCACACAGCGCTGCCGCTGGCTGTGGGCCGGGTGAGTCAACTGAGGAAGGACACGCCTGATGGCCGCTACCTGTTGGAGCAGCGTTCGCGCGAAGGTCATGCGCGCGACGAAGATTGACCAGTGCGGGGCCGTGGTCCCCGGTGCCGGCGGCTCGCTGGTCTCGGACGGGCTGATCCAGGTCTCCTACTCCTTCGAGCTGGACGAGGGAACGGAGATCCTTCAGAAGAACGGCAACGGCGTCATCTGCATCAACGAGCCGGGTTGCCCCGAAGTCAAGTGGCTCAACGTGGAGGCCCAGTTCTGCCGCGTGGACCCGGACCTCGTCAACATGCTCACCGGGTGGCCGCTGGTCCTGGACTGCGCGGGGGACTCGGCTGGGTTCCGCGTCCGCAAGACGATCCAGTGCAAGGCCGGCATCGGCCTGGAGCTGTGGTCGGACATCCCGGGCCAGGAGTGCGAGGCGGACCTGGTCCAGTACGGCTACTTCCTCACCCCGTGGATCAATCAGGGGATCCTGGGTGACCTCACGCTCCAGGACGGCGCGGCCACGTTCAACCTGTCGGGCAAGGCCCGGTACGGCTCGCAGTGGGGCGTTGGCCCGTACAACGTGGACATGGAGGAGGGGTCGGTCGCGGACGTGTGCGACGTCCCGGGCCCGCTGCTCACCGCGATCGGCGCCGACGACCTCATGGACATCCACCTCACCACCGTGGCGCCGCCGGAGGCCACCGTGTGCGGCGCGGTCGAGCTGGTCCCGGCCGCCTAGTCGACTCACCCGACCCGGGTAGGGCACACACTTGCAGGGCACACTGGCCCGGTCCCGACCACCACCCGGGACCGGGCCAGTGTCGACAGAGGGGGCACCCATGGAGCCGTGCGGCTGGGCAGCGAACACCGACTGTGTGCCGGGGTGGGACGCGTTCTCAGCGGAGACGAAGGCTGAGGCCACGGGGACCGCCGAGATGATCGTGTGGGCGCTCTCGGGCCGCCAGTTCGGGGTGTGTGACCGCGTCGTCCGCCCGTGCGGCCCGCCTCGCCGCGGGTCGCTCTGGTGGGAAATCAACGCGGCCACCATGGGCTACGGCTACATGGTGCCGTACCGCGACGGCGGGCAGTGGCTCAACGCCGCGTGCGGATGCACGGGCGGATGCTCATGCACCGAGCTGGGCGGCATCATGCTGCCCGGCCCCATCGACGAGGTGACCGAGGTCATCCTCGACGGCGTCATCCTGGGCGCCGACGAGTACGTCCTCGTGGGGGAGAAGCTGGTCCGCACCGACGGCACGCTGTGGCCCCTGTGCCAGAACATGGCCCTGCCGGACACCGAGCCGGGCACGTGGTCCGTCGCCTACGGCCAGGGCCTCCCGGTCCCGTTCGGCGGCAACCTGGCCGCGGGCAAGCTCGCCGGTGAGCTCGCGAAGGCGTGCGAGGGCCAGGACTGCGCGCTCCCGGAGCGGGTCACCGAGATAACGCGGGAGGGCGTCACCATGACGCTGCTCGACCCGCAGGAGTTCCTTGAGGAGGGCCGCACCGGCATCGCGCTCGTGGATCAGTGGATAGCCGCGGTCAACCCGTACAAGCACCGATCCCCGGCAACTGTCTGGTCGCCGGATCTCCAGAAGGTGCAGACGCGCAGGTGAGCGCACCCCCGGTGCTGGTTCACGACCCGGTGTTGGCGATCGCCAACGTCATGCAGGAGTACCTGTGCGACGTGCTGTGGCAGCTCAACGTCCCGGCCGTCCGCTGCTGCCTGGCGCAGGGCGTCCCGCCGCCCATGGACGACTGCTGCGTCATCGTCGGCCCCGGGGACGAGCCGGACCGTAATGGGTTCGCGTGGGTCACCGTCGGCCAGGTGTACCCGGTGGGGGACACGTTCCCGGCCGTCCTGGCGCGGGTCGAGAAGTGCCCGCAGGGCCTGGCGCAGCAGTACACCCTGGGCATCTACCGGTGCGCCCCGTCCATGGGCGAGAAGGGCAAGCCGCCGCCGTGCGAGGAGGTGGAGGAGGCGGTCCTCCGCCAAACGCAGGACGGCGTCATCCTCCGGAAGGTCATCCGCTGCTCGCTGGCCGCGGCGGGCAAGCCGTTCATGCTCCAGACCGGCGGGCCGGTACACCCGACCGGGGGTTGCATGGGATGGTCGCAGCAGGTGCTTGTGCACCTGGAGGACTGCATCACGTGCGCGGTCGAGTCGTCATAGGGAGGGATCCACCGTGGTCGCCGAAGTCACCGTCAAGGCCCGCACCACGCTCACCACGATCAACGCGGGCGAAGTCGTGCGCCTGGAGCACACCCGGTACGTCCAGCGCCTCATCGACAAGGGACACCTGGAAGTCGTCGAGGCGCACCCGGAGCCGCCGCGACCGGGCCCCCTGGTCCTCCCGCCGACCCTCCCGCCGGTCCTGCCCCCGGTCCTCCCGCCGGTCCTGGACACCGCTGCGCCGGACCCCGAACTCGAGGCCGGGGACGAACCGGACAGCAAGCCGAAGCGGTCGCGGGACCCCCGCCGCCGCTCGACCGGCGGCCCCGTCGGCGCCCCGGTCGAGCACGAGGCGCAGACCGGCGAGGAGTTCCTACCCCAGCCTGAAAAGGGGTAGCGCCGTGCCTGGCCAGGACCCGACCGTCCCCCGCCCGTTCGAGCCGGACTACGGCCTGGACGACCTCGATTTCACCCCGGATGAGCGGGAGTGGCTAGACCGCATGGAGCGCCGGCGCCTCACGTCGATCACCGGCTGCGACTCCGCCGAGGACCAGCCTCACGCGATGGTCAACGACGAGGGGGACTACTTCTACCCGGACGACGAGGAGGACGCGGCCATGTTCGCTGAGCAGCACGGCGCGCGGTTCTGCTCGGGCCGCTCGCCGTGGGAACAGGGATAGCGCCGTGCCGGGCCGGGTCACGATCAACCGTCGCAACGTGGAGCAGGTCCTGTCTGGCCCGCTGGGCCCGGTGGTCCGCACCGCTTCGCAGTACGGCCGGCGGGTCACCGCGGCGGCGAAGCGGGAGGCGCCGGTCGACAAGGGAGCGGGCCGGGCGTCGATCGGCTTCCTGCTCCTCATCGTCCCCGGGGTCAGCGTCACGTTCCGGGTGGGCACCGACCTGGAGTACATGCGGTACCAGCACGAGGGCACGGGCATCTACGGGCCGAAGCACCGCCGCATCACACCCGTCTCGGCGAAGGTCCTCCGGTTCCCGGTCAAGGGCGTGTTCGGCCCGGTCCGGGCGACCAAGAGCGGCCGCCCGGGCAAGCGCAAGGGCCGGGGCAACATCGTGTTCGCCAAGTCGGTGCGGGGCGTCCCGCCGAATGACTTCCTGGTCCGGGCGCTGCGGGACAACATCCCGTGGCCTGTTCGGGTCCGGGGCTAGCATCCCCTCACAGGCACGTTGAGGAGGGAACCCAGGATGGCTACTGCCAGGCGCACCACCACCACGAAGGACCCGGACCCGCAGGAGGACGCGCGGGTCACGTTCGACGGGGACGGCAACAAGGTGCCGTTCGACGAGGACACGGCGCCGGAGGGCCGGCTGGCGCCGGTGCGGGAGTTCTCCACCGCGGGGCACACCGACGGCGGCGACGTCGCCCAGGTGGGCGAGCGGGTAGAGCTGCGGTTCGCCATCGATGACCGGCAGCTGGTCGGGTACATGCCGACGGACACCCAGATCGCCCTGGTGTCGCGGGCGACGGCGCGGGGGGCCAAGGTCGGGGACAAGGTCGACGTGTTCCTGCGGTTCCTGGAGGGCACCCTGGACGCGGAGTCCTACAACTACGTGGAGACCCGGCTGGAGGACCCGCGGGACATCCGCTTCGGATTCACCGCGCTGGGTGAGGTGGCGTACTGGCTCGTGGAGGAGTTCAACGCGGCCCAGCCGGCGCCGGCGTCGCGCACCGGGCCGCGTGCGCGGACCGGCGGACGCAAGCGCAGGTAACGGGTGTCGGGCCGTATCGCCGGCCCGTGGTCGCAGATCCTCGACGCGTCGGCGCCGGGGTTCACCCTCGACGGGCACACGTTCGTCATCCCGGCCCGCCCGGCGCGGGTGTGGCTCCGCGCGCTCGCATCCGACGACCGGGAGGCCGTCGTCCCGGGCCTGCTGTCCAGGCGGGACCGGGAGCGGTGGGCGGAGCTGTACTTCGCTGAGGACGACGACGGGTGGCCGCTGGTCACCCAACAGATGCATGACGCGATCACGGAGCAGGTCATCACCGAGGCGGCCGGCATGCCGCACTACGCCGCGGTACAGCTGTTGTCGTGGGCCGCGGACCAGTGGCGCCTGTTCGACTCGTGGTGTGCGGAGAGGCGCCTGGACCCGCTGGGCATGCCGCTGGACCGGCTGTGCAACGTGGCGTACGGGCTGATCTACCAGCACCAGAAGGACGACAACGCCCGGACGCGCCTGGAGTTCGAGCTGTTCACCCCGCCGAAGGTCGACCTGTCCGACCCGTCGTCGCTGCCTCCGCAGTGGACCGCGGAGGGGGAGGGGCAGGCGTTCCTACAGGCCATGGGGCAGGGCCGGCCGCAGAAACGGAGGATGCAGGCAGACGCCCCGGTAGGCTGACCGGCGAGCGCTGCTGGCTGCGGGCCGGGCCCCACGATCACTCGTGAGGTGCCCCCGGTGACCGGTCCTCTGGGCGAGGCGAACGTTGAGGTTCGGTTCGACCTGTCCAAGGCCGAGCAGGAGCTGGAGTCCCGGCTGATCCTGGCCGTGGACAAGGCCGGCCGCAAGATCGACCGGTCGTTCCAGATCCTTGAGCGCAAGGTGGCCAACACCGCCGAGGGTATGGCGGGTGACCTGGAGGATGCGTTCTCGGACGCGGAGCGGTCCGCGGAGTCGAGCGCGCGGGAGATGTCCCGCACCGTCGACCGGGCGCTCGGCAAAATCTCCCGCTCGGCGAAGAAGACCGAGCGGGACCTCGACGGGGTAGGCAAGGCGCTGCGGGGTATCGCGCTCGCGGGTCTGCTCACCGTCGGCGCGGGTGTGGCGGCCGGCGCCGCGGCCGGTCTGGTGTCGAACCTGTTCGCGATCGTCGGCGCTGCCGCCGCGGCGTCCGGCGCGCTGCTGGTCATCCCCGCGGTGGGCGCCGCCGCGGCGGCCGCTCTGGGCGTGGTCAAACTCGGCGCGATCGGCCTGGAGGACGCGTTCTCGGCGCTGGCGTCGGGGGACGCGGCCGAGCTCCAGGAGTCGCTGGAGAAGCTGTCGCCGTCGGCCGCGGCGTTCGTCAAAGAGCTGTCCGGTGTCAAACCGGTGTTCGACTCGATCCGCCGGGATATCCAGGGCCGGCTGTTCGCCGGGCTCGCCGACCAGATCCAGCCGCTCGCGGACCGCCTCCTCCCGCTGCTCCGTACCGGGGGCATCGGGGTAGCGGATGCGCTGAACCGTGCCGTCGTCCCCCTGGGCGCGTTCCTGCGGGAGTCGCAGACCGCGCGGGACATCGGGGGAGTGTTCGACTCCGTACGGGCCTCTGTGGACCTGCTGGCGCCGGCGTTCGTGCCTGCTGCTCGGGCCATCCGGGACCTGGTCGCGGTCGGGGCGGGTGAGGTCCCGGCGATCGCGGACAGCATCGCCGGCGCGATCCAGCGCATATCGGACCGCATCGCGCAGGCGCGGGCCGATGGGTCCCTGGGCGAGTTCATGCGCAACGGTCTGGAGGCGGCCAAACAGCTGGGGCAGGTCCTGGGCAACGTCGCCGGGATCATCGGCGACGTCGTAGCCGCCGCTTCGCAGGCCGGGGGAGGGGGGGCGCTCGCCGGCCTGGTCCAGATCACCCAGACGATCCAGGACTTCACCGGCTCGGCGGCCGGGCAGGCCGCCCTCCTGTCTTTCTTTGAGAGCCTGCGGGCGATCGGCGCCGCAGTGTCGCCGGTCATCGTCGCGGTCGCTAACGCGATCGGCGTGGGCCTTGCTCCGATCCTCGCGACCCTGGCGACCGCGGTATCGCCCGGGGTCGTCGCGTTCATCGACGCGCTGGCGATCGGGCTCAAGGCCCTTGCCCCCGCTGCTGGTCCGGTCGGTCAGGCCCTGTCCGCGGTGCTCACCGCGCTGGCCCCGCTGCTGCCGGTCATCGGTGCGCTCGCCGGCGCGCTGCTCACCCAGTTCGCTAACTCGCTCACCGTGCTGTCGTCGGTCCTCGGACCAGTGCTGTCCTCTTTGTCTGGTCCGCTCACCCAGGCGTTCCTGGCCTTGCAGCCGGCGCTGGTCGCGATCGGTGCGGCGCTCGGCCCGGTAGCTGACCAGCTCGGCGCCGCGCTCGGCGAAGCTGTCCTGAAGGTCGTCTCGATCCTGCCGCAGCTCGTCACGATCCTGGTCGACACCTTGCTGCCCCGGCTGCCTGAGCTGCTGGACGCGTTCCTACAGCTGGTCCCGGTCATCGGCCAGGTCGCGGACGTGCTCGCCGGCGGCCTGGCGGATGCTCTTATCGCGATCGCCCCGGACCTCCCGGCGATCGTGGACGGGATGCTGGACCTGGCGATCGCCGTGACTGGCCTCGTGGTCGCCGTGTCGCCGATCACGATTGCCCTGTTCAAGTTCCTTGCCCTGCTCATCTCCCTGGCGCCGGCGCCGGGTGTGCTGGTGGCCGCGCTGGGCGTCCTCACAGGCGTGTTCGATACCGTCGCCGGCGCCGTCACCGGCGTGCAGGACGCGTTCTCAGCCGTGTCGGATTTCATCACCGACACCGTGCCGGCCGCCTTCACCGCCGTAGGCGACGCCGTGTCCGGTTTCTTCACCGACACCCTGCCCGGCCTGCTGGACCAAGGGGTCGAGAAGTTCCTGGGCCTGGTCACCGGGATCGGGTCCGCGCTGGCCGCGCTGCCGGGCGTGGTCAAGGATGCGTTCGTCGCCGTCCTGGACGCGGTCCTGTTCGACATCGGCGTCCGAATCGGTCTCATCCTGGCGGCGTTCCTCATCCTGCCGGGCAAAATCGGCGAGTTCATCTCGCAGGCTGTCGCGTTCATCGCCGCACTTCCGGGCCGGGCCGCGACGGCCCTGTCCAATCTCGCGTCGTCCGTCGGGGCCAAGGTCGAGGAGATGAAAACCGGGGCCCAGGCCAAAATTCAGGCGTTCCTGACCGGGGCGCAGCAGTTCATCTCGACCTTGCCGTCCCGGGCGTCGTCCGCCCTGTCCGGCCTGCGGGCGGCCGTGGTCAACGCTGTCACCGGCGCGTTCTCCGCCGCCCAGTCCACCGTGTCCGGATTCATCAACCGGATCCAGAACGTCATCGCCTCGCTACCCGGCAAGGTCGCCGCGCTCGCCGGCCGGTTCGCCGCCGCCGGCCGCGGCATCATCGACGCCCTGGGCCGCGGCATCGCGTCCGCGGGCGGTTTCGCCTCCGACCTCGGGTCGCGCATCGCCGGCGCGCTGCGGTCCGCGGTCAACGCCGTCATATCGCGGATCAACGCTGGTATCGCGTCGATCGACGCCAAGCTGCCCGGTGGCCTGCCGCGCCTGCCGCAGCTCGCGCACGGCGCCGTGGTCCGCACGCCGCTGGTGGCGCAGCTCGCCGAGGCCGGCCCCGAAGTCGTCATCCCCCTCACCCGGCCGGGCCGGGCGTCGCAGCTCGCTCAGGAGTCGGGCCTGGTGGACATCCTGCGCGCGGAGGGCGCCCTGGGTGGCAACGTGTTCAACATCAGCCCGGTACTGCCGACGGGTGACCCGATGGCGGCGGCCATGGCCGTCGCTAACCGGATCGCTGCGAGCGTCTGAGAAGGGGGCACGGTGGCGTACGAGGGCTATCTCACGCTCGACGGCCAGGAGATCGGTAACAACGCCCGGTTCGGCGTGTACGCGCAAACCATGGGCATCCTCACCGGCCTGCAGGGCTGCCCGTGTGAGAACACGGCGGCCGTGCTCGACGACCCGGAGTACTCCACCCCGCAGCTGGACCTGGCCCCTTGGTACGACGCGGACGAGCCGCGGTCTCAGCAGTTCGCCGGCGTCATGATCCAGGAGATGACCGGGCTCGACGACGGGACGCTCACCCGGTCCTACCAGCCGGCGCTGTCGGGCGGGGGAGTGCCGGGCATGCCGCGGGACGACGTCCGCACGGTCGCGGTCACAGCGTGGATCGCCGGCGCGTCGGACGGGGGGCTGTCCTACGGCCTGGAGTGGCTGACCGCGCAGCTACGCGCCGCGGCGGACTGCGATGACCAGGGCAACGGCGGGGAGATGTGCGTGTGGGCGTACTGCCCGGACCCGTTCGACCCGGAGGAGTCATCGGCGACCACCGCGGCGTGGGAGGAAGTCGCGCGCATGCTCTACGACGTCACCCTCGTGGACGGGCCGCGGGTCGTCCAACGCCGCGCGGTGGGCCTGTCGTGCGAGGGCACGACGGCGTACCTGGCCAAGGTCGAGTTCACGCTCCAGGCCGGCGCGCCCGGTATCTTCCGCCTGCCGCTCACCCTGGCCGAGGGACTTTTCTTCGCCGAGGAGTCGACGGGCGACGACTGTGACATCACGTGGATCGTGCTCGCCGAGGGGGAGGAGTGCCCGCCGGACTGCCCGCCGACGCCGACAGCGGGCGATGACCCGTCGTGCGCGGTGGTCCCGCCGCCGTCGCTACCGACCCGCCTGGACCCCTGCTCGTGTACGGCCCGCATCACATCGGCGACCATCACCCTCACGATCCCGGACGGCACCGTTCCCCGCGCGCTGGAGGCGGTGCCGCTGGTGGTGATCAACTCCGGATCGGCGATCATGCGGCGCCTGTCGGTGCGGTTCTACGTCGACACCCTGGGCCAGGGATGCGAGGGCCTGGACCCGTGCGCGAAGTGCGACGAAATCAGCCTCACGTTCGTCCCCGCGGACGCCGTAGTCACCCTCGACGGCCGCACGCGCCGCGCGTCGGTCGTCGTCCCCGGCGGGGTGGACGAGTCCAACGAGCAATACCTGTTTGGCCCGGACGGGGGCCCTATCCAGTGGCCGGCTATCGAGTGCGGCACGGCGCTGTGCATCGAGGTCCTGGTCGACGCCGAGCACTACTCGGCCGACGCGACCGTTGACCTGTACCTGGTGCCGAAGACGGACGCGGTCTAATGCCGCCCCCCTACCTGTCGTATGCGGCGCTGGCCGCGGAGCAGACCGAGGGCGTCGACTACACGCGCACCGCGACGCTGCCGGCCGGCGCGACGTGGAACTCGATCGCCATCCACGGCGGGGGCATCGAGCCGGGGTCGGGTGAGATCGCCCGGGAGGTCGCCGGCGGCCGGATGGGTCACTACGAGTTCGCCGGGATCAAACCGACCGGCAACTTCGACCTCCACATCACGAGCTCCCTGTTCGACGAGCCGATGTGCGTGGCGCAGACAGCGGCGATGCAGCGCACGATCTCCTGGCACGGCTACACCGGCACCGCGGGCGTCCCGGAAACCCTCATCGGCGGCCTGGACGCTGGCCTACGGGATCGGGTCGAGGCGGAGCTCACCGCGGCCGGGTTCACCGTCACACAGGCGTCATCGGAGCTGGCAGGCACCGACACGTCCAACATCTGCAACAAGAACGCCAACAAGGCCGGGCTCCAGTTGGAGCTGTCCCTCGCGCAACGCCAGGCGTTTTTCCCAGCGGGGGACACCTCGGCCGCTGTCCGTAACTCCGGGGCGCGCACGGCGACGTTCGCCGCCTACGCCGCGGCGGTCATCCGCGCGGTGTACCTGCGGCTCACCTCGACCTCGTCCAAGGTCACCATCCGCGGCCCCGTGCCGGGGGTGTGGGACCAGTTCACCCGGGTAGTGGCCTCGGACTGGGGGGACAGCGACTCGGGTCACACGTGGCTTCGGACGGGCGGGTCGGCGGCGAACTTCCTCACGAACGGCTCGCAGGCCGTCCACTCGCAGACCAGTATCAACGTGTCCCGCTGGTCCACCGCGGCGATGCAGGCCGTTGACCTGGACTTCTCGGCGACGGTCGCGACGGACA